AAATAATTATCTTTTTATCTTGTCGGCGGTGACGCTTTGCTCCGTCGGGGATGGTGTCGGATTATTTCGGTTGATCGCTGGCCGGGTTGATTGTAGGATTGAAATGCAGAGTGGGCGCAATCCGCCTTGAGCCTTGAAAGTCTCTTTTAAGGGTGAATCTGTGAAAAACGATTTACACACGTTTCCCAAACGCACGAGGATGGATTCTAAGGCCCCTAAAAATTCGGGGCAAGGGTTAAATATCCCCATGAAATTGACTTTGATTGGACTGTGCGCCGTGCCTGTGGTTCTCTCCGTGGTTTCCTTGGTGGTCTTGCGATGATTGAAAATCCGGCGGGGGAGATGGATAGTCAAGAGCCTGATTCCAGCCTGTTTGATAGTTCCGCTTGTCCTCCAGAGTATAGAGATAACCAGCCTTCCAGCGGTGATTTTCCTTTTAAGTCTTTAGCGGTTGAGTTTGTGGCGGGGGAGCCGAGCTTCCCAGTGATGAGTGCGCCTGAATTTTCGCCGGGGGAAGCTATTGAACCCGTTCAGCCCGCTTCTAAGCCGTTGGGAAGAGCAAGCAGAAACGCCTCTAAGCCTAAAAAGAGGTATACAGCAAGCCGTATATCAAACGGTGTTAAGGCTTCTATCGTAGCTTTAGAGAGAGGGAATGTAAGCCGTCGAGAGATAAGCCGTCGGTTGCATGTTGGCCCCGCAACAGTTCAGGCTGTTTTGACCGCGCAAGCGGCTTTTAGAGATGAAAAAACAGTTGAAGCGGTGAGAAAAGGCATCAAGAATTTTTGGTGGGTAACAGCCCAGCGTGGCCTGGAGTCCATAACAGACGAAAAGCTAAGTAAATCAAGCGCTTTGCAACTAGGAACGCTGGCCGCAATGGCCACGGATAAGGCCCGTTTATCGGAGGGTTTACCGACCGTAAGAATCGAGTATCAGGGGCAGGAAGACGAGGCCCTGCAAGCGCGTATAGCCCAGCTGGAGGGTGAATTAGCCCAGTCAGATGGGTATAAGGTAGTCCAGGCAGAGAGTGTTGGCCCAGAGACAGGGCAGGTAAACCAATGATTATCAACGCTTTTGGCATATCTGCTTCCGATAACCTACATTATGTTAAAAGCCAGGGGTCACACCACCTCCCCACACCCCCTATTTTTGTCATTGGAACTGCCCTAGGTAGCCTCTCCGCAAAAGCGCTTTCCATTTTTCTCCCCTCTGTAAAAGGCTTTGTTAAGAAAGTTTACAAACTTTACATTGAGAAACTCTTGATTTGGTCAAACCCCGTGTTTTTGAGCATTTCAAGCATTATAAGCGGTTTATTCAATGTAAAGTCGGTCAAAAACCGACATAGGGGCCTGGAGGAAAAAGGCATTTTAAGCGGTTTATTCTATGGAACGCGTCAAATTGCTGTGTGAGGGATGTGGAAAGATATTTGAAGCCCGGTCTAGGGACTTAAAGAGGGGTAGGGGTCGGTTCTGCGGGAAGAAGTGCAAAGGAAGGGCTGGTTATTTCGCGGCCAGTGGGATGAGGGGAAGATAATGCCCAATGTTCATGCCCGGATAGAAAAAGAATGCCTGAATTGCGGGTGTCTTTTCCCGGCCCGGGCGGACAATGTAAAAAGGACGGGCGGGAAGTTCTGTAGCGCCTCTTGCCGGGCTTATTATTACTATGACGAAACCTTGGGCCAGGGATATGGCCAAACGTTGGGACAAGGACACCAAACAGCCGAAAGGATTCTGGGTCATGGCTAGAACACACGCGGTACGATACGCCGAAGCCTGGCAGGGCGAATGTGATGACGGTTTAATTTTGGTGCATTTGTATCCCGTAAAAGAGGCGAACTTCCATGAGACTTGGAACGGGCCTGCGGGATGTCGCTGTGAACCAACGATTGATTTTATGATGAACAAGTACGGGCAAAAAGCTTTTCGGATAGCCCGTCATCAGGTGGTCTTAAACCATGTTTAAGATAAAAACTCTTTTAGTAGCCGGATTTCTAGCAATCACATCTTCCGCGTGGGCCGATTTTGGCTTTTCGGGCGGCGGTGGCGGAGTTCTCACGTCCACGACAGGCGTGACAAGCCTGAGTTCGTCGGCGGGCGTGAGTCAAAGCGGTGGCCCAACCGGGGCCGTCAGTTTGTCTCTAGACCAAGCTTATACCCCGACTTGGACAGCGACCCATGTATTCAACGGAAAAGTTGGTTTTAACGTCGCAAGCCCCGCCTATGGGATAGACGTCGATACCTCTGTTTTCTTCAATCAGGGAGCCGTTTTTGGCGGTTCTGGGAGTTCCTGGACAGCTTCTAGCGGGTTCTTCCAATTAGCAGTAGGGTCTGGAACTCCATTTAATATGTGGGCGTCCAGCGGTTATTTTACGACCGACCGGCTTGGAATAGGAATCTCGAACCCCGCGACAACGCTTTCGTTGGGCGGAACCACAGCCCCGAGTCTGTTTATTCAATCGACATCCACAGTTGTAAGCATGAACATTTTTACCAGCGCGGCGGGATTCGCGTCTGTAAGGACTCAGACGGTTCACCCTATCCATTTTGGAATTAACTCCGCGTTTGTGGGGTCTTGGTCGACGCAGGGGCATTTAGGGGTTGGAACCACGACCCCCAGCTACAGGCTCCATGTGTCGAGCGCGGCGGGAGAGTCTGGGGTTGTCATGTCAGTCAGCACAGGAACGACAAGCTTGTTCCAGGTCAGCGGCAGTTCTTCGGCCCTCCGAGTCCCCTTGTATGTCCAGCAGATTGTTTATCCGGACGGGACGGTTCAGGTGAGTTCCCCTGCCGCTGGCGGTGGGTCGGCGGACGGAACCGGGAACTGGACAGCGCTCCTGTCGAGCAATTCTTATGTGATGGGAAATGTGGGGATTGGGACGTCCAGCCCATCGTCTAAACTGGAAGTGGCGGGTGATGGAACGAAGGTTGTGTTCTATTCTTCCGGTATCGTTTCTATCGGACGCGACAGCACGACGACCTCCGGTAAATTGTTGCATTTAGCGCTTCCTGCCACAAATCCAATGGGTATTAACATAGACGCGGCTTCCGGCTATGCCAATAAATATATAAACGCATCTGTTGGCGGCTCTCCCCTTTATTACGTTCAGCCGGGCCTGATGTATCTGTCTGGCACAGGCGACACGGCTTTTCAAATTCAACCCGCGAACGCCACTGGACAGGATATTATTGAAACATTTGACCATTCCGGGAATAGCCTATTGCAAATAAAATCTTCTCCCAATTCGGACAATTACAGCCGAATATCGCTGACGGGCGGCTCCGGCCTTTTGTTTCAAAACATGACCGACGCGGTTATGTCTGTTTCGACCAACAGCAATGTTGGCGTTGGAACGACAAACCCTCTCTATAAATTGCACGTCTCGTCAGGAGCGGGCATTAACGCGACATTTTTTGCCGTTTCCACCGGGCCTGTGAATTTATTCTCGGTTTCCGGAACCTCTGTCGCTCTGAAAATACCGCTCTATATGAACGGGAACGATCTAAAAGATGTCCAGTCTGTGGGTCTGACCGGAGCGGGGGCCGGGGTGATTTCTTCGACACCTTCGGTCACGATCACGGCGAATACGGGCAATTATGTGTTTTATCCGGCCTCGGCGACGGCTCCTGGAACATTTACAGCCACGGGGCTTATAACGGGTTCCGGGTTTCAAGGTTCTAGCGCGGTCACGGCTTATGGAAATTCCGGGAGCGCGGTGGCTATGACGCAGACCGCTTCTTCGACCACATTTAACGTCCCTATTCCGTGGGACTATGCGGTGTCTTACTTGGACAACCCCATCGGCACGAACACGACTTATTATGTGGCGATTGACTCGATTCCAGCCTATGGAGCCATTCAGTTTGCCAACGGGACGTCATCGACGACAAACTGCGGCATGACGAAGATTTGGGTGCCGCGCTTCGCCTCTCTTTCAACCGACCCAACGTTGGAGGGTTTTGGTGTTTATTCGGGCGGGGTTGAAGTCTCCAGCCAGTCTTACACGCTTTATCAGTCCACCGTCCCGACCTCCAAGGACATCACGAAGTTTGGGTGGAAAAACGGTGTCCAGATTCAGGTGGGCGCTCCCGCAACCTCGGCCACTTTTGGGGCTGTGATTTTATCGACTTACACAACAACCCTGACAGGCTGGGCCGCTGGATTTAACCCAGGCGAATGGAACGCCATCGAAGTTTGCCGAAACGGAGACAACACGATCTTCGACCCCTCGACCACGACTTCTTACGGGGCGTATTTCAACATCAGCGGATGGAGAAAGTGAATGAAGCGTTTTGTTTTAAGCCTGTTTTTTCTTCTGTGCGCTTTCCCGTTGTTCGCCCTTCCTCCAGGGAAAGGCGTTCCAAGAGGCTCGTTTTATTTCCCGCCCGCAGGCGGGGGCGGTGGCGCTGATTTTGTCACAGACACCTTCACGGGAACGACCGGAACGAATTTAGAGGCACACACGGCGGACACGGGCGGGGCTTGGGCGGTGCAAGGGACGAACACAACGGCCTTTTTTAAGATCGACACCAATCACGCCTATTGCGCGGTTTCAGGGGATTTTTCGGTTTATTATGTGGCGGCAACCCCCGCTGACGCCAATTACTCGGTTCACGCGACGGTCACGATTAACGCGGGAACCTCGACAGGCGGGGGAGTGGCGGGACGAATCGATACGGCAACAGGTTCGGGTTATTATGTCTATTATGCCGGGGGCGCTCCCGGCGCGTGGCGGTTGTCAAAGTTCGACGGGGCTACTGAAACGTCTTTAGGGACATTCGCAGGAGATGTCCCCACTACACCACGGGTGGCGAAGTTGAGAATGAACGGGTCAACAATTTCGCTTGATATCGACGGAGTTCAGCGAATCTCCGCAAGCGATAGCACTTACACGGCTACCGGAAAAGCGGGACTTATCGGCACGTTTTTTGATAATTCCACCGACCGCTTTATAGACAATTTCGGGGCCAATGACACGCCTTAAGTTTTTAAGCGGTCTTTTTATAGCGGCGGTATGCGGGCTTTCCCTGTCCGCCGTACAAGCAGTAAACACGACGTATTATATAGACGTCGCTGGGCATTGCTCTGACTCGAACAGTGGAACCGCTCACGGGTCGCCTTTCTGCACCATGACAAAAGTGGCGACGGTTATTAAAGCGGGTGACACTGTGATCTGGAACATCGGGAACGGTGGCTATTTCGACGGCAACGCGCTTCCGAGTTGGACGGGAATTAACGGAACCTCGACGGCCCCCATTACGATTCACGGCGAGGCTTATCCATCGACTCCGACTTACACGACGGCGGTGATATTTTCAAGCCACACGCAGATGGACTTCACCAACTGCACCTGGATTCACGTTTACGGTTTCTTCGCGCAGAACAACCTGAACACCGACCACACGATTCAACTTGTGGATTCGTCCTCGAATACGTTTGAGAGGTTCCAGATCAAAAACGGGTCTGTCTATTTGGACGATTTCGCCAATATCATCGACGTGGGAGGAACGACGGGGAAAGGGTCAACATACAACCTCTTTCAAGACTTCGGAATTTTTGGGTTAGTCCGATATGGAATCATGATCGGTGGCTCGGCGGGGTTCTCTGAAAACAACATCGTCAACCGGGGAGTCTGCCGGGCTGACTTCAACAATTCGTCTAACCCGTCGGCTTGTTTCTCGGACTACGGAGCGACTTCGGGAATTGACGGAGCCAGAAAGAACTGGATTCTGAACTGTATCGCCCTAGACGAAAACCCGGATTCTTTCTTTATAGGGGCAGAAGCTTATTACGGGGGATTTTATAACCCTCACGCGGCGACCGACATAAATGTTATCGGTTCGATTTCCATGAACCACGCGCAGAGGGGGTTCCTTTTGCAAGAAGACGCAGGCTCGGCTCGGAATAACGTCAAGCAGAGCGTGGCCTGGCGCGTGGGTTCCCAGACGAACGACGACGCGATTTATCTGGGAAGTGGGGGTAATGGGGCGAGCGTGATCGACCATGTGACCATCGCCACGGTGACGGGAACCGGAAGCAACGGCATCGGGGATTATGGCTCTGAAACCCTAACCGTCAGCAACAACCTTTTTATGAACTTGGCGAACGGATTGGGGGTCACGGCGGGGGCGAACAACCATTTCAATGGAGTCGCGGCTTCCGGCACAAACCAGTCTTCGGGAACGATTGCGGGATACGGGTGCATGGTTTCTATTCCGGCGGGGACTCAAGCCACTGGAACGGGGTCGGATGGTTTAGACCGGGGCGCGACGATTTTAAAGCAATATGGAAACGGGCAGATTTTCGGGGTTGCGGGGTCTACGACGATCACCACAACAAGCCTCTGGCCCTGGCCCTATGAGACGCAGGCGCATAATTGGGCGTCGAGGGCTGATGAAAGTCAATGGTCTGGAAAAGGAAGCAATCCGTCGCGTGGATTCGCGGCTTCGACCTGGACGCTGACTCAATACATCAACGACGCTGTTTCGCGGAACGGGTGCGGGTTCGACAGTCTTTATGCCGTTGATGCGTCAAGCCCCGGCGCACCGACGAACTTAAGCACGACGGCGGTGACATCAAGCTCTTTCAATTACTCTGTGACGGCTTCGACAGACGCGGACGGTGCGGGAGACATCAACGCCTATTACATCGACGTTTCGACGGACAATTTCAGCACGTTCTCGGCAGGTTACCACGATTTCAACCTGGGTAACAACATCACAGGAAGCATCACGGGCTTGACGGCTTCGACGACCTACTCATGGAGAATGTATGCCAAGGACGGGACAGGAAATCAGGGGCCGTATTCAACGACACAGACAGCGGTGACGAGCGCGGCGGCGGGAGGCGGGACAAACTACGGCATGTTTTTTAAAGGGTCGATGACCGTGGGCGGTGGAGTAAGGATTGTTTCACAATGAAAATTATAAAAAAAATAGCGGTTTTATTTCTTTTGTCCATCATTGGCAAATCTGCTTCTACGGCCCCTCTTCTTTTGACCGCCGATAAATTTGGGATTTATATCGCCAACAACGGTCTTTTTGACTCGACGACCACGATGACGACCGAAGCCGATGGCGCTAAATCTTTGGGAGCCAAGGTTATTCGGACGAACTCGGACATGGGGAATACAATCTGGCCGTCGGCGAACACCTGGGATTTCACGGCGATGGACGCCTTCGCTAATATTTTAAAAGCCAGAGGAATGTGGCTTTATTACACGTTCTTCGCCCGCGCTCCGGCTTGGCAGACAGGACACGGGAGTTGCCAGGGAACAAACCAATATTTCGGGTCTGGGACACCAGGAGACACTCAATGCCCGGATATTAATTTAGGTGATTTCCGGATTGAAGGAACGACGATAGCGCAGGCTTATGACTACACATTCGGGAGTCGCGTAAAAATAATCAAGAAATACGAGATTCCATACAACGAGCCAGACCTTTCGGCCACGACGGACACGGCGCATATGGCCGCTATGACAGCAGAGCTTGCCATTGGAATTTGGACGGTGAATCCGGGGGCGGTGATTGTTCTTCCAGCCCTTGCTCATCCCAAGCTGACTCTTTATAACGGCGGGACGACGGCGGGCGCGACACAGTTCAAAGATCACCATTTGTACGCGGAATTTCTTTCAAAGCTTCAAAGTTCCATGACCTATATAAACACACAGACGGGTCTTTCAAAGACGATGAACGATTTCGGGATTTCGGTTCACCAATATGTCGAAGCCGTAGGCGGGAATCAGACGCCGCAGGTTTCGATCTCGTCGGTGTCTTCGATGTCCGTAAACTATGGAATCACAAGCCCGGTGATCGATTTCTCCGAACTGAACACAGGTGGCGGGACGCCAGCGGGGTCTACGGATACCTGGGGAACGAACAAGTCGATGGCCATCGTTAAAGGGTTTGCCGTTTTGATGTCCACAAACTCCGGCTGGGTGGCAAGAGGGGATGTGGTGATTGTCCATAACTACGGGAAGTTGGCGCTTTCCATCACGACTGGAACTCCCACGAACACCTATTCGCCTCTTGAGCCGTTTAACGCGGTGAGCACTTTGTATCACACGCTGGACGGATGTTATGCCTACGGCGACCAGGATTCAGACGCGAACATTCAGATGTATCTCTATAAATGTCCGGACAGCCGGAATGTCTGGATAGGGTGGACTGAGGCGGGTTCCGCTTCTTGGCCGTTTACGCCAGCGGGCGCGGTTTATGTAACAGATATGTCCGGAGCGACGATTCGTAAAAGTGTCTCGGATTTAACAAATAGTTCAGTGACGACATCCCCGCAGATCGTTGAAGATTATGCCAAGGACAGGGTTCAGGGGATGACGCTCAAAGACGGAACGGCTCAATAAAGGAGAAATTATGCCACACAGCGGCGTTTATCGATTGATGATGAGCAAAAACGGGGGCAAGATCGTGGCCAAGGGAACGATCAAACCGCCCAAGACTCTTCGTATCAAAGGCGTCAAAAAATAACCACCCATTAGGGATAGGAGGAAACACATGAATAAACAAACGAAGTTCGCCCTCTTGGGCGTGTTGTTGAGCATTTTCGGCGCGTTGGTTTGGGCTGGCGGTAACGATATGACGGATATTATCGCCTGGGGCGTTTATAACGTCAATGAGTTCCGCATCAATCGTTACGGAGCCATTATTCAGACGACCAACGCGAGCGCTACCAACTCGTTGGTGGCGACCACCATCACTGGAGCCACCAATATCACGGGAGCGACAGGCGTGACTGGCAACCTTACCGTGACGAGCGGCGCTCTTGGTATTTACGCCAGGACTTCCACCCAAGTTAAGGCAACGACTCCGACGGTAGTTGGTCAGACGTATTTTGACACAACCATTCAAAAGCTCGTCATTGCTTCTGGAACCTCGACCAGCTTCGATTGGGTTCTCTCGACGGGCGGGCGGGCGACGAACTACTAATATGCCGAAAGCGATGGAGAGGGCTTTGAAAAAGGCCGGACGTAAAGAAGGGTATAAAGGCAAACGCCTAAACACGTTTGTCTACAGCATTATGAACAAGCGGGGTGCTTTATCATCGAAACGGTCGAAAAAGTAAATCCAGAACAAGCCAAAGAAGAACTGGCAAAGCTCAAAGTCTTGCAAGAGACGCGGGCTGAGCTGGCCCGTCTTAGGTCTGAACTGGATTACCGTAAAAAGCACTTCTCGATCAAGTATTACGCGGTCAAGGGTGACGGAAGCACGCGTGGGCCACACGCGCAACAGCAGAAGTTTCATTCAGACAAGGCTGATGTGCGTATTGTGTCGGGCGGGAACAGGTCGGGAAAATCCACCGCTGGCATCAATGAGGACGTGGCCCACGCGCTCGGGTATCGACCTTGGTTGAAAGCAGATCATCCGGATTATAAGGTCAATATTCGCGTTCCGAATAAAGGCTTGATCTGCGGTGAGAGTTTCGGAGAGCAAGTCAAGAAAGTGCTAATCCCGAAGCTTTTGGGCGACCCGGAGAAGAACGTCCCGGGCGCGGTTCCTTCCCATGAAGTCGCTTCTGTGCGGCGGAACCCTGCGGGTGTTATCGTTGAGATCGTCCTAAAGAACGGCTCGACCATGCACTTGCAGTCTTACGAACAGCCCGTGGACTTGTTTGAGTCTGCTGATTACGATTGGTTTCACGCGGACGAACCACCACCGCGTTCCATCTGGATAGCGGTTAGACGTGGATTAACAGACCGCCGGGGTCGGGCGTGGATAACCATGACGCCTCTAAAAGAGCCGTGGATTTACGACGATCTTTACACCAGGAGCGACGTGTCCTTGTTCTACTTCGACATTGAAGACAACTGCGGGTTCGGACTGACTAGGGAAGGTATCGACCAGTTCGCCAGGGACTTGACCGACGATGAGAAGGAAGCTCGACTTCGAGGTCGGTATTTCCATCTGTCGGGATTGGTCTACAAGACTTACAGCCATCTGCACCGCATAAAACGGTTCAATGTCCCGGCAAGCTGGCCGATCTGGATGCACATCGACACGCATCCGAGAACGCCGCATCACGCGGTCTACATCGCGGTGTCGCCGCACGGCATTAAATATGTCTGCGGGGAATATAAGAACAAGGACGCGACGAACCGCGTCCAGCCTTTTGTGGACGCTTTAAGAGTCTATGAAAAGACAGTCTTGAATCGGTCGAAAGAAGAAGGGTATGTGAGACTGATTGAGCCTGGAAGCCAGGCTCCTGACCCGCTGACGGACGGGAAGTCCATCTGGGATGCTTTTAACGATATGGGAATGTCCTGTAAGCCCGGAAGCAAGAATAGAGACTCTGGAATTCTTTTGATGCAGAACGAACTTCGTTACGACAAGGAGCTTGGGATAAGCCCGACGATACTTTTCTTTGATGATCTGGAAGGCGTTCATTACGAGATGACGCACTACATCTGGGACGACTGGCAGAAAAAGCAACAAGACCTAAAGACAGCCAAGCAGGAGCCGCGCAAACAAAATGACCACTTTATCGAAGGCATACACCGAATCTTGCTGGAAGAACCGCAGTATTATGGCGACGAGACTGATGATGAGCCAGTCTACACGCAGTCGCGGCCTTCGACGGTAACGGGATACTGACATGGACGAAAAACGAAAAGTATCTACCGACGATAAATACACGGCGAACCTTGCTGTTAAATGGAAAGAAAAAGACCGCAAGGATGTTGCGCGTGAAGTCTGCCAAGCATACCGCCAGGACAAGCTTTCAAGAAAGAGTTGGGAAGATAATCGGGCGAAATGGTTTAAGCTGTGGCTTGGCATCCGGGACAAAAAAGATACGCCCTGGGAAAACGCGTCGAACGTCAATCTCCCGCTCTTGGCCATTGCCTGTAATCAGTTCCATGCCAGGTGCTATCAGTCTTTCTTTTCACCGCCTCAAATGGTGAAGGCTTACGCGGTGGGGGGAATAGCCGACCTTGCCCGCGCCCGTCATGTCGAAGATTTTATGAACTGGCAGGTCATGGAGGACATGGACGACTATGAAGAAGAAAAGGACAAGCTCCTTCTCAACGTCCCGATTTCCGGGACTCAGTTCACGAAAGGCTATTACGACCGCGACAACGAAAGACCTGTCTGTGATTATGTCTCCGGGATGGATGTTATTCTCCCTTACAGGACTAAAAACCTCCGGTCAGCGCGTCGAGTCACGCACGCCAACTGGATTCATTACGATGAGCTAAAGCGTCGGTATTCCTATAAAAAGAAGTTCTTCGTCGATTTCGATAAAGTCCAAACCACGCCCGCCGAGATGCGGAATGACAATATGGAGCAGGTCAAGGACAAGATCGACACGGACGTTTTCCAGACGGAAGACAAGCCGAAGCTGATTCTGGAACAGCACACTTGGTACAAAGCGCCGGGCGACGACCAGGAGAAGCCATACATTTTCTGGGTGGACTACGACTCTGAAACTCTTCTTCGAGCGACCAGCCGACTCATGGACGCCGGGAACCATCAGGTCGTGGCCGAGTATTTCGTTGACTACCACTTCTTGCCGAACCCGGAAGGGTACTATTCCCTTGGGTTTGGACACTTTTTGCAGGATTTAAACGAGATGGCCAACACCGCGTTCAACCAAATCTTCGACGCGGGTAAGCTGTCCAACCTGCCGTTCGGCTTTTACGGTCGCCGGGCGGGAGTCAAGAAGAAGACGATCAAACTTTATCCGGGATTGATGCAGGAGGTCGAAGATGCGACCCAGGTTTATTTCCCGGCGATGCAGAGGGTCGATCAGGTTCTTTTCCAGGTTTTAGGAGTCATCCAACAATACTCCGAATCGTTTACCTCCACTTCCGATTATCTGATGGGCCGGGAAGCCAAAGGAGTGAAGACGCCGACCAAGGGCGGCACGGAGGCCATCATCGAGCAAGGGTTGGTGATGTATTCCGTAATGATAAAGAGGCTGTTCCGGTCTTTGAAGAAAGAGTTCAAGATGATCTACATGATCAACCAGCTTCACTTGCCCGAGACGAAGCAGTACCGGGTAATGGAGTCTAAGGACGATATCGCTTTTCCGACGATCAAGCGGAAGGACTTTGAAGCAAAGTTGGACGTCATTCCATACGGCGACCCGTCTTATGCGTCAAAATTGACCCGCAGGCAGGAAGCAATGGAGATATACAACGGCTTAATGAACAACCCTCTTGTCGGTGTTTCAAACCCGCAGTTGGGGCCACCTAAGAATCCGGATGTCATCTACAAGGCCAGCAAGATTTGGCTGGAGACGTATGGACGCAAAGACATCGACGATCTTATGCCAGATTTGCCGCCGAAACCGATTCCGCCTGAGACGGAAAATGCCATGTTCATGCAAGGCGATACGCATGACCCGATGCCAGGAGACGATCAAATCGCGCATTTAAAGTCTCACCTGGCATTTAAACAGAGCATCTTTTACGGTGAGATGTTGCCGGAGTATAGAGAATTACTCGATAAGCACATCTTAAAAACCAAGGCCATGATCTATCAGATCGGGTCTATGAGACAGCAATTCGCGGCTCCAGGGGCGATTCCGCCTCCCGCCGTGCCACAACCGCCAGCACAGCCGCCGATGGGACAACCACCCATAGCTCCAGCTCCCGCTGGCGCACCAATGCCACAAGGAGGCATAAATGGACAAGCAGATGGAGTTAACGGAGTTCAGCCCGGAGGCGCTCCGTGATTGGCAACGCGACCCACGCGGAGCTTATTTCTGGACAGAACTCCACGAGTTGTTTGCCAAAGGAATCGCCGAGATGCGCGTAACAGGACGGAAAGGCGATGCGATTCAGACCGCCTACGTCTCCGGAAAGACAGACGTGGTTGAAGAAGTTCTACAGCTCGTGGACTTAATCATCCAGGAGAAGCAGGAGGCCAAGCCATGATGGAATTTGAGCCACTTGGTCAGCGTATTGTCGTAAAGCGGTTGGCGGAAGACGAGATCAACGGTCTTTTGATGCCGAGGGATGTGAAGAAGCGAACCCTGATCGGAGAGGTTCTTCACATCGGGCCGGATGCCGCTTGGGTTGAGGTTGGGGACAAGGTTCTTTTTGGGACGTATTCAGGATTTGAGCCGTTCCTGATGGGCGAACTGAAAGACAAATACCAGGACTGTCTGATTATGAACTGCGAAGACGTTCTGGCGATAATCAAGGAGAAGCCAAATGAAGAAAAAGATCGTCCTGCTATTCAGCTTTCTACCGTTACTGCTTAGCGGTTGCGTGACGCGGACGCAGTTGAAAAAGTCCGTGGACGCGGCCCGTCAGTTCGAGCAAGCCAGCGATTTCCAGAAAATCTCAGAGGCGATGGTGGCCAGAGACAAATGGGAATCAGAGTACCGGGCGCTTTGGGCCAAACAGGAAGACCTGAAAGCCAAGCTCAAAGTGGCCGAAGAAGAAGCATTACGCTGTAAATAGCCGTTAGGCGTAGCCCTATAAGGGGCGTCCAAGGAGGAAACACATGGCAGATGAAAAGCCGGGCGATAAGAAAGACGAATTGCCCGAAAAGAAAGAGTTAACACCGGAAGAAATCAAGGCCAAAGAAGAAGAACATCTTCGGAAGGCCCGTGAAACCCAGGAAAAGCTGGGGCCCGATTCTCCCCGGTTCAGGGAAGTCTACAAGGAAATGAAGCAGTTGAAAGACCGTGAGAAAGAGCGTGAAGCCGACATCGAGATCATGCGTCGGCATAACCAAGAGCTTGAAGCGAAGTTCACGGAGCTTTCAAAACAGGCGAAGCCAGCGGAGCCAGCGCCCGACCCGGAGACAGACCCGCAGGGGTATAAGAAATGGGTTGAACTCCAGCAGGCCCAAAAAGAGGAGGAGTTTGAAAAACGCATACAGAAAGAGCGTTTTGCCAACCAAGTCCTTGACATGGCCGACCAGCATGAAGACTACGATGCTGTTATTAAGGTCGCGGAGCGTGAGTATCTTAAAGACCCTGAACTCAAAAAGAAAGTCTTCTCGGCCTGGAACCCGGCACGAGAGGCTTATAAGCTGGGGAAAAAAATCATGGATGAACAAAAGAAGTCCGAGGAAGACGAGCGGAAGCGCGAGGAAAACAACGAAAAAGGGGATGTCCTTGGCGGAAGCCCGCCCCCTCCGGCGAAGTCTAAAGAGGAAGAAGATGGGGAGTTGACGGCAGATGAGAAGCGTGCGGCGCGGATGATTATGAACAACATCGCGCCCGCCGAAGCCTACAAAAAATACGCGGAGCAAAAGAAGCTCATCGCGGCAAGGAGCAGATAACATGGCCCAATGGAAACAGGAAAAGAAGGAATTGGAAGCAAAGTTGGCAGAGCTGGAGGGCATGTTGGCTTCTAAGCCGAAGGCTGAATTGCCGCCTCTGGATGAGATAGAGGAAGCGCCAAAACTCGAAACCGCCCCCAGGGCAAGCGAACAAGTAACCCTGCCTGGGGATAGGATTGAAGTCCTTAAGGCCAAAGGGCGGGCGATGGGTGTGACTAAACCCTGGGAGCAAATGGATTCTCATACTCCCTGGAAGATGGACATGCTCAAAGTCACGCGCCGACGCCCAGGATTCGTGCCCCGCTGGGTGGCTGAGAACAAGATTGAACAGCGTATGGCGATGGGATACACCATTGCCGACCGCAAGGACTACGAGACGTTCCAGAATCCCACGCAGTTCGGGTCGCCAGAAGCCTCGTATCTCATGCGGGACAACCTTGTTCTGATGGAAATTCCGGTGGAAGGCTACGAAGCCTACAACCGTGCCCATCACAACCGCGTCAAGGCGGCTTCGGAAGATGCCCGTAAGCGGGTGAAGGCCCAGGCGATTGAATTGGCCAAAGAACAAGGTCATTCTCCGGATGACTTTAGGGTCACGGACGATACGAAAACTGTTGTAGAATAACGATTTAAGCCCGAAAGGGCGTGTGAGCTCGCAAGAGCGTTTCCGCCAGGAATGGCGTTCATGGCCAGCACGATGACATAAACTATATCAAAAACCAATGGAGGCCAAATTATGGCTAATACTGACAATCCGCGCGGGCTTCGACCTGTTCGCGGGAACAATGATGGCGGGCCACGGGTAACTCTTTATCCGGGCGGCACGACCACCAGCATCGGACGCGGAGACGTTGTGGCTCTTGCGACCAACGGTCGCGTGCATCGCATCGCGACGACCACCGGGAGCGCGCGCATCATCGGCGTGGCCCAGAATTATGTGGCGGCCCCTGCAACTGGAGTTACGACCGCGCCTGATGTTTATGTTTACGACGACCCGTCTCAGTTGTTTGAGATTCAAGATGACGGTGCGGCGGCAACTCCGGCGCAGTCCAGCATCGGCGCGACTTACCCGCTGGTTTTGGGTACTCCCAATACCACAACGGGTTCGTCTATTCAAGAGCTAGACATTTCCGCTCCCGGCACGACCAGCACAGACCCGTTGCTTGCTGTTGGTTTTGTGCAAGGCCAGGGCCGAGAGATCGGGAAAAACGCATGTTTTATTGTGCGCCTGAATCGGCACTTGTTCAAAACTGGTAGCGCTGGAATCTAGACGGAAATCACAAGGAGATTTCTCAAATGAAACACGGAACCTTTGCCTTCGTTATAGCGAATAACCATCACATGATACCCAATGATTTCTTTTGGTCGTATCAGAGGATGATGAAGCCGAACGGCTCTTTCGCCGTCCAGGGAAGCTCGTCCGTTAAATGCTCGTCATGGAATGACGGCATCTACCGAGCGCTTCGCTTGGGCGCGGAGTGGATGTTCTTGATGGATGTTGACCAAATCTATCCTCTCAACACCATTCCGAAGCTGATGGAGGTTGCCCAGAAGAACGATGCGAAAATCGTATCGGTCTTGTATCACCTGGGCCGCGCTCCTTTCGGGCCTGTGGCCGGATGGACGAAGGAAGTGCCGGAAGGCACATGCTACGTCAACTCGGCGGGCCGCGATTGGAAGCTTGATTACGCGCCGCTTGGCGAAGGCGTTGTGGAAGTTGATTGGGTTGGCTCCGGCGGTCTGCTAATCCACAAAGACGTGATAGACGCGATAGAGTGGCCTCCTTTTTTGGATATTTGGGAGGCTGGTCGCGGAGTCAGGTCGGAAGGCCACGACGTTTATTTCTGCCAGAGGGCGAAGGCAAAGGGGTTCCGTGTTTTGGTTGATACGAGCGTGAAGTCTTCTCATGGGAAGTTCACTTATATTTCCCAGGAGTACGCCCAGGCGTTTGACGATTCAAACATGGTTCAGCATATGGACGGTGTTCTGCATAGGCAGGCCCAAGAAAAAGATTATTGGGACACGCTTTGGCAGATCGAAGGCATCAAGGGCGTTTCGCGCGAGAAGGCTTATCCGGAAACGCTCAAGGATATTACCGACCGTGTGCCGGAGGGCGCTAAGGTCGCCGATCTTGGGTCTGGGCCCGGGGCTTTATTGAAGCACCTGCGCGAACAGAAAAAGATCGACGGGACTGGTTACGATTTCTCTGAGCAGGCGGTTGAATATTTGAAAACCGCCGGGTTCGGCGGAGTTTTGGCTGATTTCCGCGCCTACAATGTTAACGGTGATGCGGGTAAATATGACGTAGTTGTTTCAGCCCACAGCATCGAGCATCTGCAAGACGATGCCAGGTTCGCCGAGATCGCTCGTCAGCTCGTTAAGCCCGATGGCCAGGTCATCGTTGCCACGGCATGGCGGGAGGAAATTCAAGGACACTTCGAGCATGTCCATCAATACACCGAAGACGACTTGCTCGGCTTATTTAAAAAGCAATTTAAAGACGTTTCGCTCTTTAAGAACAACCGCGACTTCATCGTCGTGGCCAAACCTTAAAGGCGCACTCAGCCCCTCGGGGCGTTCATCGCTGACAACAGCGTACTTAAAACAGTAGTTCAACTTATGCCATTGTTGGCAAACGGGAGGAAATAGAACATGACCACAGCACGCCCAGCATTTGGGTACTTGCTATATCCTGGCTTCCGCCAGGTGTTCATGGACAAGTTCAATTCCTATCCGGATGAATATCCGAAGCTCGTCAACGTATTGTCGTCTGAACGTCAGTACGAAGAAGATACTTCGGTGTCCGGGTTTGGGCTTGTTCCGCAAAAGGATGAAGGCGGTGGTATTTATTACGACGACCCCATCCAGGGGTTCAAGAAACGCTACACGCACACCACCTTCGGGATGGGTTTCCGCGTGACGCGCGAAATGAACGAGGACGATCTTTACGGCAAGATGAACAAAATGCCTAAAGGTCTTGGCCGTTCGATGCGTCTCACCGTCGAACAAGATGTTGCAAACATCTACAACAACGGATTCGACACAAGCTACACCGGATGGGACGGTAAGCCGCTTTTCTCCGCGACTCACCCCCGCACGGGCGGTGGAACGTGGTCGAACGTCGCGTCTGTCAGCGCCGACCTGGCTCCCGTGAGCCTGGAGCAGGCGTTTATCGACATCGCGGCCACCACCGACGACCGTGGGCTTCTGCTTGCTTTGAAGCCGATGCGTCTCCTGGTGTCTCCGTCGTTCGAGTGGACGGCATCTAAAATCCTGGAAAGCACCTTGCTTCCGGGCGGCGGGAACAACGACATCAACCCTGCGAAGGGAATCATTCCGTTTGAAGTGAATCACTACTTCACGGATTCTGATGCGTGGTTCATTCTCTGCAACGACCATGAGGTTAATATGTTCTTCCGGCGTCGTCCGGACTTTGAACAAGGGAGCGACTTCGACACCGAAGATGCCAAGTTCAAAGCGACTGCGCGTTGGTCGCGCGGTTGGAGCGAGCCTCGCGGCGCGTATGGTAATCCAGGAGCCTAGAAGCTTCTGAATTGGGTATTCCCCGCCTTCCGGTTTCCTTGGCCGGAGGGCGGGCCTACCCACCAATTTTAAGGAGGAAATATGGCAAGACTAACACCGGGGCAACTTCGTGTCACCGTGACCACCGCCGGAACGCGTGTCCAGATCACAAGCTCACACATCGTCACGACCAATATTATCATCCAAGCCCTCTCGGGAAATACCGGGACTGTTTATGTTGGAAATTCTTCTGTATCAAGCTCTTTGTGCATGGTTGCTCTGGCGGCTGGAGCGGCCATTACGCTGACCCCCGGCGCGATGGGGAATGACATGGGAGGACTCGATCTGAGCGAGTTTTATATCGACGCTTCCCAAAACTCACAGTCGGTGAACGTGGGTTATACCACGATGACGCCGGGGCTTGCCTAATGCCCTATTCCCAGGTCTACATTCCTGGGGACAGGCTGGTTGACTGCCACATCTGCGGATTCACCTGGCGGAGAAGTCAGATGCGGATTGGCTTGTTTCAACGGCAAAAAGGATTCTGGGTTTGTCCGGAATGTCTTGACCCGGTTGTGCCAATTACCGACGCTCCTTTCCCTCCCGCGAAAAGGCCGGAAGGACGTCTTGAAGATATACCAGGGCAGGGGAAACAATGAGCACACCTACAGCGCCCACAGCGGCGCTTCTTGTCACAGAAGCCTGGAAACAATGCGGCGTCGAGTCCCCGACGACCGATCAGGTCACGCGTGGGACGACGTATTTTCTGGAACAAATTCTGGACGATATCTGGAATACAAGTGTCCAGACAGGCAATACACGCTTAAAGACCCTCGAAGAAACGTTGGTTGCTATTTCTGTCAAAGGCACAATAGCCTATGATCTGGCCGCCGACTTCGACGAGGAATTAAACGTCACCATTCTTGATGGTGATCGACGTGGGACTGCTCAAGCGGGAGGCGCAACCAGCATAACCTTGGCGTCAGACGAATCGATCACGCTTTCGGATATTCTTGGAAAACAAATCCTGGTGACAGGCGGGACTGGCTCGGGTGGTTATAGGCAAGTCGTGGACTATGACACCACAACCAAAGTCGCTACGGTGGATTCGGCCTGGGCCGTCAATCCGGCGGTTAGCTCGACGTATTTGATCGTCAGCAAGCGGTTCTTGATTCCCGAGATGGGAATTGGCGAAATTCGTGAATATCAACCACTTTCAGCCGCAAGGCCGATGGCGTTTATGAAGATGAAACGTCAGCTTATCTTCGACCGCCCGTTTGATATCTCGACCTACGGAATCCTGATCGACTACTTTGTGAACATCCATCAGGTGGACAGGACGGAAGGCTCAACGACTCTTTTTACCCGGATGCTGACCAACTGGCGGACATGCCTGCTGGAAGGTCTGGAATTTAAGATTCTGGAGTATCTGGATGATAACCGTCAGCAGACGAAGTTGCAGATGTATCAAGCCGCGCGGTCGGCGCTTTTGGTGAAAGAAATCCCCTATGGCGGTGAATGGACGGGGTTCTCGATATGAGCTTTTCGGGCGTAACTTACGGTGTTCCGTGCAATCATGGTGGGTACACGAACGATCAGAACTTCGATCTGATTACGCCGACACAGCTTGTTTCTCCGTCGAAGAATATCAACATCCATCGGGGTGGGCGGGAGAAGCGTGGTGGGACAGCAAAGATCAGTGATGTCGCGGTCAGCGGCACTCCGCGAATCATGGGTATCAAAGACTTCGTTTTGGCCAGCACTCAGTTCCAAATCTTCGCTGGAAGCGACGGAAAGATTTACAAAGACACGACTACGGTTTTGAAGACCGGAATGTCTACGACCACCAAGTTTCATTTTGAGGTCATCAACGGAATAGTCTACATCGCCGACGGTGTAACGACCCCGCAGACGTGGGATGGGGTTGGTGGGGCTACTTCAAACCTGACAGCGACCGCCGCCGATTGGTCTGGAACGAACCAGCCAACCGTGGCTATTTTGCACCAAAGGGGACTCTCGTATCGGTCTTTTTGGCTTGGTGTTAATGGACATCGGACGACACTTTATTATTCCAAGAACAACACTCCGGGAGATACAAATGGCACCGGAGATGCGGGATTCTTGACGGTTCCCACCAATGACGCTACGGGTCTTGTAGCGGGGGTTGAGTTTGGAAACCGTCTCATCGTCTTTGGAACAAAGCGGGCTTTTATACTGGACGATACGGATGATGATATAGCCACTTGGGGTATGCAAGCCGCTCAGTGGTCGGGCGGAGCGGCGCATCAAAGGCTTGTTGTAAAGACCCCGAACGATGTCTTGATAATGACGGAAGACGGAGAGATATATTCTATCCAGTCTGTGTTCTCTTACGGAGACTATAAGCTCGCCTCCGTCGTCAAGCCTGCTTTTATGGACACCTGGATTCGGGAGAACCTTGACCTGTCGGCTATCGATGATTTTCACGCGTCGTATGACGCCGAGCTTCGGTGTGTAAAATTCTTTGTCGTCCGTCGGGGAGAGACGGATGTGGACACATCCATAAACTTCCATATCGACAAGCCGCTGGAAGAAGCCTGGACGATTCACGATAACCAAGACCACCCGTCCGGCTATAGCGCTTCCTGCTCGACGTCGGTAAAGACCGGAACGACCTACAAGATTTACACGGGAGATTATAGTGGATTTCTCTGGAAACTCGAACAGAACAATAAGTCCGACGATGACGAGGGGTATTACGGAGGTTTCAGGACTCCAGCCCTCACTATCGACAATCCACGTCAGACAAAGATGTTCCGCCGGATTCGCGTCGTCACCAAGAGCGAAGGCATCTTTTACCTCCAGGTTAAATGGTGGATTGACGGCGAGTATCAGGGAACGGGACAAATCTCTTTGGCGGGAACAGGTGGCATCTATGGTTCCGGCGTCTACGACACCGATGTTTTTGGCGACCAGGGCTTGATCGACGACGAAGCCATCTTTGGGAATGTCGGGAAACGAATCCAGGTGGAAGTCTACAACTCGAACGCCAACGAGGATTTCTTTGTGAGTCAGGTGATGGTAGACCTAAAACCTTTGGGGGTAAGACCATGAATGAACGTCTTAAAAACGGCCATGTCGAGTATGACGCAGACGGTAATATCACGCGGGTTCGTTGCATGAACTGCGGAATTACCGTCGGTTTAATGGACGAGATGCCGAGCAAAAAATATCCCGGCAAGACTTTTATGCAATTCAAATGGCTCTCCAACCGTCGATCTGGAACGCCCATTTCCTTGTCCGATGGTTCCGGGATGAGGCCGATTCTTTGCGCGGACTGTCATCCTATCGAGAACACAATCGACCAGGATGCGATTTTGGAAACAGCGAAAGTCGGGTGGACGCGGGACATGGAGGCTCTTAGGCGAAGCCCGGAAGACATTCAAAAAGTAGCCGAGATTCGCGGCGCTTTATCTGTGGTGAAGGAGGAACAAGATGGGCGCGAACTTCTCTAAAATCGAAACCGTCGTCTCTGGGGAAACAATCACGGCCTCGGAGCGTAATGCCGAGTTCGACAATATTTTGAATAACTTTACGCCTGCCGGGATGGATGACTATTCCGTCAACACGACCCAGATGCAGGCGACGTCCGACCCTTATCCGGGGGCTGTTGAGTCTTTGGCTACCTCGCTGGCCGGGGAGCTTGAGCGGATTCGTTTTGTCATTAAACAGATCACCGGAAAAGCTCAGTGGTATATTGACCCCACAAACGACTCGTTTGCGTCCGGAACCGCCCTTATCTTTTATCAGGCTTCGGCCCCGACTGGTTGGACAGCGGTTTCTGTGAACGATAAGTTTTTGCGTGTTGTAACCAGCGGTGGGACTGGCGGAACAGCCGGGGGAAGTGGTTTAGCTCCTTCTTCAACAGTCACATTGGCGCATAGCCACACAGTCAGTAGTCATACACACACAATGGCGAACCACAAACACGCCATCCCTCTGGCTGATGACGGCGGCGGGGGAGGGATGACCTTGACGCCACGTTTTTCCAGTTCGACATCATGGGGAACCGTGACGTTTAATCCTGGCACGATATACGATACAAACACGCGTTCCTCCGGTGGGACTTTGGGTTCGGCTGAGTTTGCGTTAAGCAATGTGCCGGACAACAACACGACCGATGCCGCTTCGCCTGGGACAGATAGCCAGCTTTCCAATACGGCGTTTCAGTATGCAGATGTCATTGTGGCGACGAAAAACTGATGATTAACTTTGACTACGAAAAACTTCGCGGCCAGCCGTTCTGCCCTTTAATGGGCGAATGTTGCAACGCGGGAAGCACTAAAAGCATGAAAGGAACCAAATGCGCGGCTTGGCAGTCTTTGCCCATGACAGAGCTTACCACAGGACTCGCCAGGGAAGTCCACGCCTGCGCGGTCTATGAATGGCCCGTCCAGTTGGGGTTTGAACATTCTACTCTACTGGCCCAAGGAAGGGCTTCGATAGATAAAGTGGCGACAGAAACAAGAGGGATTCAGAATGTTTTTCGCGTGGCCGCTGGGCAAGCTAAACTGGAAAGAGATTTGAATGGCGATACGCCTTTATTGGAGAAAAAATGACCGTCCTTGCGGCTATTGAAGTTTACCCAGGTTGGTTCCATGTCGAATGGCTTTATCCAGGTCAATATCGGGTCGCCGCCGTGCGTCAGCTACGAAAAGTCGAAAAGGAAATCAAGGAAAAAGGCGGCAAGGGATGGCTCATGGAAAGTCACAAGACGCACACTGACATGCACCCGATCATCAAGAAGTTGGGCGGCAAGATTTATCAGGAAGACGAAGAGCATTTCTATTTTTCTAAGGAGGTAGACCATCCATGTGTGGCCCTAAAGTAACCGTTCCGCCCCCGCCGCCGCCTACGTCTCAGGAGACGGCCTTACAGCAAAAACAGGTTGAGGCGCTTGATTTGTATATGAACCAAACGAAAGATCAGGCGACACAGAACACGGAGATGAACAATATTTTGAAGCTCTCCAGTGGACTCTATACGCCGACTTTTGACGCCAATGGGAACCTCACCGGAACGACTCTAGACCAGGGAGCATACAAGAGTTTCCAAGACAACGCGGCCAAGAACAACGAGATCAATTCTCTCCAGCTTGATCGTTACGAGAAGGCTTTGAAAGGCGAACTGCCAATCAGTGAAGGCACGAAGCTCGCCGAAGATCAGGCATACAGTCGCTTAAAAGAAGGGTTGACGGCGCGGGGAAGTTCTGTGACGGGAACGGGCTGGGCAGATGCGACTGGTTCCGATTCGGCTTCGATTGAAAACTTAAATCGTCTCCGGACGGCGAATCTGATCGCCAATCAAGCTGAACAGCAGGGTGCGATTGCACAAGGCGCTCCATCGGCAGGAAGCTATTCGATTGGCGCTCTTTCGGGGGCAAGTCAATTTG